CCCGATGGTCTCTGAATTGCAGCCATCCGCCTTCATAGAAAGAAGCCAACCCATAGCTGCCGTCAAGGCAATGGATTAACCCGAGTGTGCCCACTTTAGCGGCATCTGTCTTGACGCCCCATAGCTCTAACTGCTCCGTAAATACCGAATAGTCCCTACGCATCAGACGCCGGTACCATGAGCGTTGCGGAGCGGGCATGTCGATACCGTGCCAAGACTGCACAGCCGTTGCCAAACTCAGACAATCGGCAGCGCCATGCTTGTCAGGTACTGCACCGAGCCTATACGGCATTCCAATAAGCTGATAAGGCTCAATCAAGCGTTACTGATTCGAGAGGTTACAGGTAGCTCTCCAACGTCCTGCGACCGCAAAACTTTATTTGGAACAGACGAGTTCACGGCATCGATTGCGGTACTCAAGGCAAGTTGAATGCCCTCAACGTTGTAGCTCATGCTGTTAACAATCCAATACTCAGTCGTTAGCGTTCGTTGAAACGTAAAAGTACTTGGATCCATCAAAACCGTGTCTACACGAACAGACCAAGACCTAAGCGAAGCCTCGTGAGCCAATTCAATGGCAAGTCTGTTATTGGCAATAGTAAGAGTGCTTTCCAAGTTGTCGCCAGTAAGACTCTTTGTTGCACCGTTATAGATAAACGGCAAGAACCCATAGGAATTTGATTCAAAGGTTATAGAGCTGCCCGTACTGCTGTTTTGATACCTGCCCTCGTCATTGCCGTCAGCGTCTTCGAAATGAACGAAGGTGGTAATTGCTTCGATCGTCATACGCCAACCCTGCTACGAACACTGCGCTTGTTCACGAGGTCACTGTAAACATTGCGCCGTCCCATTTCAGCACCACGCTTTGCGGCTTGCGTCATGCCACGCTCGAATTCCGCCGCAGTGACGTAATCAACGTTGTTAATTCGCTCCACGCTGTAATTCACATTGATAGAGCCACCGCCAGTAGCCATGCCGCCTTCAGTTGACGCTCCATCGCCTTCGGGGATAACAGCAGATCCACGAGCGCCACGACCATAACGACTCATCGCTTCAGTCATCTTGCTGGCTGGAATGACGTATTCCGGCTGACCACCTTCGCCAATTAGCGCCCTTGTGGGGCCGTCAACATATCCGCCTTGAGCAAACTTAAAATCACTAGGTATATCGCCAAAAGCAGGCAGCCCTAAGTCGGTACTGAATAAGGACTTTGAATCTAAATTCGACTCAAGTCCCTTACTTCCCATGCCAGCAAACGCACGAGCAATGCCAATCGCGATGTATTGCGCAATCATCTTTGCAGCCGTGCTTGCCAGCGCATCAGCCACGCTCTTCAACAAGTTGGCAAATACTTCCTTGATGCTTGCCGCTCCAGTGACCAGACTCTGCAACCCATTGACCAGTGAGCTACCAATCGCGTTGCCAATGCCCTGAGAAACATCAACAGCAACCTGCTGCAGATTGTTCAAGTCTTCAGTGGTCTTACGGATAAAGGCATTCAAAGGCTGCTGCGCTACAGCCAAACGCTCCATGATCCCACCGGCTTGCGCTACTTGGTCATCTGTAAACCCTTTATCTTTGAGCTTTTTCATCTCTCTCGCAATCTTTAAGCGATCGCGTTCTGCCTGACTTGTGGCTTCTGCCATGTCAAGTTGACGCTGAAGACCTTCGAGCGTGTCATCGAAAAGCTCCTGACGCTGGCGCTGGTCTTCCGTAAGCTGACGACCAGTCTCAAGCTGCGCTTCAAGAACTTTAACGATCGCAGTTTGATTGATTGCTTGAGCTTCTTCTGCGGTTTTGGCCTTTGCAAGATCGTTTAATCGTTCAGTCTCAAGCTGGCGAAGTCGCTGTTCTCCTTGAAGTTTAATAAGAAGCTGTGAATCATTAGCAGCCTCAGCAAGAACAATTTTGTCCTTAATCGCAGAAATGGCAACAATCTCTTCCCTTTCTCGCCGCAAACCGTTTATTCGCTGCCTGACTCTTTCTGCTTCACGTTCAGCAATTCTTGCTGCCCGTTCTTGCGCTCTTGCAGTTCTCTCTTGTTCACGATTTGCCTTCTCAGCTGCGCGAGTAACAGCGCTCTGTGCGTCAACTTCCAGCCTGGCAAGATCAAGAACTTGTTGCGCTTGAATCTTTTTAATTTTTGCGGCGTTAACTTGCTTTAGGTTCGTATCAAGCAAGTTTGCTTGAGTTTCAGCCTCAAGAGCATCTATCTCGCCTGTGGCTTTTGTAATTATCTCTACTTGCTTTAAAAGCACAACGCGATCACTCGTAAGATCGTTGTTCAGCCTGGCGATTTCTGTCTGACGCTGCAAAGAGCTAACGTCTTCCGAAAGCTGGCCAACCGTTTGACCTGTTTCAAGCTGGGCTGTTCTTTCCCGTACACCCGCATCTATTCTTCCCTGCCTAGCTACTCGTTGCGCTCTTGCAGGGTCAGGCGTGCCTTGAAAAGGGTTTAGTAGTGCATTTAAAACGGGAACTAATTTTGCAAGGGCTACTGCTGCCGCACCACTGACATCAGAGATCAATGTAAAAGTTGGCGCTAATTCCGCTTGCAGAACAGCGTTTAGCTCTGAAGTTGACCTGCTTGCATCTTCGTTAGCAGCCTTAAGAGTCCTCAACGCCTGAAGACCGCTTTCGCCATAAGTGTCTGTTAGCTCTTTTTGAACCGCATCATATGCAGCAACAGCTCGCCCTGCGTCTTCTAATGCCTGAACTTGATCAGTAAGCGAGCGTTCGACAAAAATCCCTGCTTCTCCTAAAGCCTCTAAGGTTTCAGTCGTTCCACCGAGAGAATTTGCGACGGTAGTGGCGGCTTCTGAGACTCCAGAAAAAAAGTTATCAATTTGTTGACCAAGAGCGCTGAACAGAATTTGCAGACCAAATCCATCGCCACCGCGACCAGCCACCGCGCCCGCTATACCACCGCCTACAGCCCCTAGTCCACCACCAAAAAGCAGTGGAAAGCCTGCCCCAAGAGCAAGATTTTCTCTAAATCTTGAGTTCTCTTTTGCTAATTTTTTTTCAGCTCTCGCTACATCTTGAGCGGCCTTAATACGCTGATCGCGCAAATAACGAGCACGCCTTAAGTTTGTTTGTAGCGTTTTTTGGGCCTTAGCGTTCCTAAGACGATCTTCAGCCTCTACCGCGTCTTTGACAAAATTTAATCGCTGCCTCTGAACGTTAACCTCTTCGCGCCTTTGGGCGGCTGTTAGTTTTCGTCCGCCAGAAGCTCCGAAAGGATTAACGCCTGATGCAAAGCGATTAACAAGCTGCTCAGTGCGTCTTTCTAGTTCCCTTAACTCTCTATCAGCAATTTTTACGCGAAGCTCGATCTCGCTTTGATAAGCCACGACCGACCGCAAAAACTAAGTGCAGTCTACCGCCGACGGCGAGCTTTACGCATCTCCGCTTCTTGATCCTCGTTCAAAATCTGAAAGTACGCGCTCCAACCAACAACCTCCTCGGCTGTCATTGTCGCGCGTAGCTCTGACAGCGTTATGCCAAGCTCTTTGGCGATGCCAAACTGCAGCATCAACCAGTTATCTTTCCGAAGCTCGGCGCTCAGGATTTTGGGTCGATAGCCTCTTGCTCGTCGTCAGTCAGAATCGCCAGCATCAAAGACTGAAGATCCTTGTCCTTCACTTCGTTCTTGAGAACGTCGATCTCGCCAGCAAGAAACAATGCTTCACCGTTCTCGTCCTTAGCCTTATTGATCAGCAGCTGGAGCGCAAAAGCATTGGCATCATCCGATCCAGCACGCTTTTGAGCCTTTTCACGCTCAGCCATCGTCAATGGCGTCACCCACATCTCAAACTCACTGCCGTCTGAAAGCTCAACAGTCCTTTTAACTGCTTCCAGGTTTGCGGCTTTCTTGAGGCGATCAATGGCGCGAAGTGCCATGAATATCCGATTGATTGTGCTATTACATTAGCATTAAAAAAGCCCCCGACAAATGCCAGGGGCCTGTGTCGCTAATCAAAGATCAGCTCTTATCGAAGTCGAAAGTAGGAGCAGTGGTCGGACGGAAGTTCACCGAAACAGTTTGAGCATCATCCGGAGTAACGGAGAAGCTTGCGGAAGTCAGTACAGCTTCAAGCTCGATGGAACGGCTCTTCGTGTCATCCGGCGTGCCAGAAGACAGCACCGTGTCCATGTAAAGCTTGAAGGTTGCGCCAGCTTGCTTGCGCTGGGTCACGTCTTCAATCAGACGGCTAGCAATCGTGGTGTCATCATCGGTGAAGTACACCTCAGCAGAACCAGAGCCATCCGCAAAGCCAGAAATGAAGGTACGGAACGGAGCAGTTTGACCAAGCGTTCCGCCGATGCTGGTGGTGTCGATCTCTTCGCGAGTGATCTCAAATGACCAGGAACGCACGTTTGCAACTGACTGGAACTCGCTGAACTTGATGGTGAAATCGCTAGTGCCGTCGGTGCCGTCACTGCTCAAAGCCAGCTCAGTACCGCCTGAAGTTGCACTGAAAGTGGCTGCACCAGTAGACGCGGTGTAAGTCTTGATAAAAACGGCAGTGCCTGCAGTTAAGCCGCCAGGCAAGGTGCCGCCACCAGCAGCAAATACAACCTTGTCGTTGACCTGAAAGTTCAGGTAAGCGCCAACATTGATGGTATTACTGGCGTTGGTAACGTCAGCAGCCTTGAAGGTGCCGGAAGTACCAGCAGGCTTGTAATAAAGGGCTCCAGAGGTGCCCGAAAGGACGGTAGCCATTCGTAAAACGGAGAATGGTGGACTTTACGGGCGGAACCCGGACATATATAGCTTAGCGCGTAGACAACAAAACTTCTAACCGTGGTCTTCAGCAATAAAGCCCGTATCAACCCGTCCCACTAAATGCGGAGCACCTTCAGTTGTTGAAAATGTAGGCCCATTGATGACGCCAGGACGCAAATAAACGCCTGTTGCTGCCCGGGTGGACGCACTAAGTGCCAATAGTGTAGTAACAGCAGTGTCCATCAAGGTTTGATTTCTGGCTGGTCCCTTACCTTTCTCGGTATAGACACGAATAACAATACTGCCGCGAATGCGATCAAGATTACTTTCTAACGTTTGCTCGGTCGTTAAACCAAACTCAACAGCAACTTTGACGTATTCAGTCGTTGCGTTTGCTGGTGCGGCTGTGATGTTGTCAAAAAATACAGGCACCGCAGGGCTTAACGCTCCAAATGCTGTCTGGAGCGGAGATTCAACGGCAGCTCGAACAGCTTGGTATCTCATAGCCTGCGAAGCATATTGTCCATCTCGACTGTGACGGACTTGTCCAGCCTACCGCCAGTCACATACTTGGTGAACCAATCCTTAGACGCAGTTCGAGAAGCATCGCCAGTATCGCCACCAAAGATTTGATAACGAGGATGTGGACTAGACGGGCGACGCTGCCCAGATTGTTCCCACTTGCTCAGACCAAGCTGCGTTTGAGGCTCAGGAGTGGGACGATAAAACCTGCTTTCACGCAGATCAGTTGCTTCGCCAGCCCATGGACTGAAATTAGAAACGGTAAAAACAACCTTGTTTGTTGTCACACCGGTGCGAAAAAGAGTTCGCACTGCTTGAGGGCCTGTAAATGGTCCTTCCATAAATTTCAAAGAACGTGGTTCGCCTCGGCCACCATTGCCTTTAACTGTTTGACCCTGTGGACCAGTAATTTGCCAAGAATTAGAAAATTGACCAGTCCAGCTTGGTCCCTCTTGCTGTAGCTCACGAACTGTACGCTCAGCAGCCCGAACCGCTCCAAGCAGCGCAAGCGATTCCATGTCTCTGCGAAATCTTTGAAGACCTTTGAGAGGCTTTGCCATTACTGCGGCCTCGCAATGATGATGTGAAGAAGCGGATCCTCACCTCGATACGTCGTCACATTCAAGATCTTGGCTTCCCGTGTCGCTCCACCCTGCGTATATCTAATGCGATCAGCTTGAGTCGGGTAGTAATTGTCCAGATCGTCGCCGCTGACCGTGATCCTGAGGTCAGTGCTCTGATAAAGACCCTCAGACTCACGACTTGATACGTTGCCAATAAAGCCTTTAGTCGTCACCGTTGTGTCCGCACCCGTAGTCGCCCCGGTGCTTGGATCGTAGGTACGAGGCGTGACAGTCTTGACCAGCGTGATGTCCTGACCAAAGTCCGTCAGAATTTCAAGCGGTATGGACTTAAAAATGTCGTCTACAAGTGACATTTCAGCCCCTCACAACGCGGACAGAGTACGAACCACTGCCACCAAGACAGTAAGCC